GCGTGGAGCAATGAGCGCCAGCCGTGAGGTAGAGCTTAAGGCCCTGGGGAACAATGCCGAGGATCGCCTTAAAACTCTCTCTGATTGGGGTCGAAATCACCTATCACTCGATCAGTGGGAGGATTATAAGGGTATTGCCAGCACGGCAGCAGGGGTTGAACTCCTCGAGTCCCTGGTCGCTAGCAGTCGAGAGGCGCCGATGGTTAATTCCGAAAACATCGCAAGCACTCAGACCGCAACCCCAGATGAATTGAGAGAGATGAGAGCCAAAAAGAACGAGTACGGCCAATTGCTTGCATCGGTCGATCCCGAATACCGCAAACAGGTTGATCAGGCCTATGCAGATTTTTACGGCGATTAACTTGACACGCGCATAAACGAGACTCAAAATGCATCCAAGATGCTGAAAAAGGTGATGGAGAGAGGAGCGGGATAACTAACGGGCCCTGCAACCCAAAGACCAGAACCCAATCAGCACCAACTCATGCAGGACGGGTAATCCTCAGCGGATCCGAAAAGCAGAGTCGGAATAGCCACACGAAACGCGGCTAGATTCGGCCCGGCAACGGACAACCGAGTTGAGCAATGGCGCGACGTAAGTCGCTTTATTAATCAACATAGGGGAAATAATTATGTCAGCTTCACTTTCCGCTGCTGCCCAGCAGCAATTCGACGACGCAGTCAAACACGCTTTTCAAACGGCAGGAAACCTCCGAAACACGGTAACCATTCGCAACAATGTTGTCGGTGATATTTACAAATTCCGCAAATTGGGAAAGGGTACGGCTAACCAGAAAGCGACCAGTGCCGATGTAACAGCAATGGGCGCTACACACTCATTGATCAGTTGCACACTGGCCAACTGGAATGCTCCGGAATACACGGACATTTTCGATGCGGCCGAGGTTAATTTCGACGAACGCACAGAGTTGGCGCAGACTATATCCGGCGCTTTGGGTCGTCGTCTTGATCAGTTGATTCTTGATGCATTGGATGCAGAGGGCTCACCGGCTGGCACGATTGCTCATGGTTCAGCAGGCATGACCCTGGCCAAGATCGTGAGCGCAGCCGAGGCACTGAATGACAAGGGGGTGCCTGGTGACGGCCGCCACTTTGCCGTTTCGGCCGCTGGTCTGTCTGACCTACTCAACATCTCAACTATCACCAGTGCAGATTACAATAGTGTTCGTGCATTGATGTCGGGTGAGCTCAATTCCTTCATGGGTTTTAATTGGCACGTTATTGAATCCCGCTCAGAAGGCGGCCTGGATGTCTCAGCCGGGACTACCGAAGCCTTTGCCTGGCACGAAAGCGCTGTTGGCCTGGCTATCGGGATTGATCTCAAAACAGAGGTTAATTATGTCGCACAAAAAACATCCTGGTTATGCAATGGAATGCTGAAGGCCGGTGCTGTATCCAGAGATGGAGATGGGATCGTTTCAGTTAGCTACCAGTAATCCTCCACGCGGTAGTGATGTTCCTTTTGGAACTTTGATAAGCGGGGGGGTTTGGCTCCCCGCTTCTCTTTAGGGAAAATAGAGGGAAAATATGGCCACAACTGATGTCAGTATTTGCTCGAACGCGCTTCTTTTGATTGGTCATGGCACAATCGCCTCTTTTACTGAAGGGGGCGCTGGGGCAGAGGTCGCGTCAAATCTCTATCCCACAACATACGAGAATATCCTGAGTCTGCATCGATGGCGCTTTGCATCGGCTAAGGCGCAGCTCTCTCAATTGGTGGCCGATCCTCTCAACGAGTGGACCCATGCCTATCAGCTCCCATCGGGCTATCTCGTCGCAATCAAGACCTATCCCGATAGTGATTTTGAAATTTACGAGGATAAGCTCTACTCGGAACAGGCAACGGTCGAGATTGATTATCTTTTCAAGCCGAGCGAAGCACGGCTCCCGGCCTATTTTATTAAAACGCTGGAATTCGCCCTTGCGGCCCAGTTTGCAATCCCGGTGACAAGCAACAAATCTACCGGTGAGCTCTATTTGAATATGTATCTCGACCAACTACGCAAGGCCAGATACATGGATTCTCAGGCCAGACCACCGTCTGCCATTTTGGACTCACCCTTCACTGAGGTTCGATAAATGCCCAGGATACGCAACTTTCAGACATCGTTTAATTCGGGTGTTCTGGACCCACGCTTGGCTGCACGGACGGACTTCAAGAGCTATTATCAGGGGGTCGCTGAGGGGACCAATGTCCTATCAATCCCCCAGGGGGGGTTAAAGCGCCGCCCAGGGATGGCCTATCAGGCGACGCTTGCCGGACATTCCAGGCTGTTTATGTTCGCGTTCAACGTAGAGCAAACCTATCTGATCGCGTTCTCGAACAACAATATAGCGGTCTACAAGGACGGCGTACACCAGGCCAATGTCACCACAACCTATACATCGGCACAGCTCTGGGCGCTGAATATCACTCAATCGGCCGATACCATGATCATTGTCCATGAGGACCACCAAACTGCTAAATTGGTAAGAGGGGCCTCACACACATCTTGGACCCTATCGACGATAACATTGACCAATATTCCGCAGTTTGATTATGGGAGTGGTGCTGAAGATGTGTGGAGTGCGACCCGTGGATGGCCCAAGACGGCCGCATTCTTTGGTCAGCGTCTTTGGTTCGGCGGCTCCAAACAGCGCCCACAGACCATTTGGGGCTCCGTTGTGGCCTCTTATTTCGATTATGACGTCGGAACCGGGCTCGATGACGAAGCGATCGATGTCACACTCGACACCGATCAGGTCAATGGGATAACCGCCATTGTTCCGTCACGGCATTTGCAGATATTTACCACAGGCGGCGAGTTTTATATGCCGGACTCACCGATCACGCCTGGAGCGTCGGCTGTTAAGCGTCAGACCCAGTACGGCTCAACTTCTGTCAGGCCTGTTGGTATTGATGGGGCCACCATCTTTATGGATCGATCCGGCAAGAGTATGCGGGAATTTCTCTTCTCATGGGAGGAGGACGCCTATACCAGCAACAGCGCGACCCTGCTGGCCTCTCAGTTGATCTCAAGTCCGGTCGATATTGACGCACGCAAGGGAACACCAACCGACGACGCCAACTATGTTTATCTGGTGAACGACGATGGAACGATGGCAGTTTTCAATACACTCCGGTCACAGGAGATTGCAGCCTGGACCAAGTGGGAGACGGACGGAGATATTGAATCGATTGCTGTAGTTGTCGATGTGGTTTACTTTGCTGTCAAGCGAAATATTAACGGGTCTGATGTCTACTACCTCGAAAAGGCCGATCCTGATTCATATACCGATGGCAACATTCTTCAGACCCTCTCCCCGGTCAGCGCGACAGTTACCGGTCTGGCACATCTGAATGGTGAGGTCTGCCGTGTTCGGGCCGACAGCGCGATCATGGCAGATGCGACTCCCTCGAGCGGATCGATCACACTGAGCCGAACAGCAACAGCGGTAGAGGTTGGACTTGATTTTGACGTCAAAATCAAGACCATGCCGCTCAACGCCGACTTTAACGATGGTCCGATTCTTACCCGGTACAAACGGATGGTGCGCGTGATCGTGGACACCTATGCCACCCTCGGGGTCTATGTAAATGGAACACTGCTCCCAGATCGGACCCTGGGGACATCGGTGCTTGACGACACACCGATCGGGTTTACCGGGATCAAGGAGATATATATGACCGGCTGGGATCGACTTGCCCAGGTAACCATCACGCAGACGGACCCGCAGCCCTTTACCCTCTTGGGGCTTGATGTTGAGGTGGAAGCCTAATGCCTTGGTGGGTGTGGTGGGCGATAGGTACGGCCGCGAGCGCGGCGCTTACAGTTGACTCAGGGCAGAAACAAAAGGAAGCAGCCAATGAGCTGGCCAAATTAATTGAAGATTATGGAGAGGAAGAGGCCGCCATTCTCAAGGCCTTTGGTGAAGAGCAGGTTTCCTATCTCAAGGAACAGGCCGGGGTTAATTATGAATTTTCAAACCGATCTCTTGAGCTATCTGATCAACAGGTAGGCCTGTTCGAGCAGGGCGTCCAACGTGATATTGATAACGAAAAGCGGGCGGCAGGAGATCGAGAGCGAGGACGCCAGAAACGGATTCTTGACGCCCTGAGTAGCCAGGCAGCACTG